TGTAAAGGTGAATCCGCTGTTTAATGTGATCGGTAATATCAGCAAGTTAAAGGAAGAGCTTACTGAATTAAATAGCAAAACGCAAAATATTTTAAGTAAAAATGCATTCATAGGAAGATCTGGATTGACAATACCAATAAAAGAATTGCCACAGGAGCAGTATTCATATATTTGGAATGCTGATGAACCCTTCGACAAAGTAACCAGATTTTCCAAAGGTATTTTTGCTGCTACTGGAAAAGATGGTGTACTGATCGGAGTTCTTCCCGAAGGTTATTTGATATACGGATACAGATCTGGAAGTACATGGTTTACTTGGCGTGCGAAAGCATCATAAGGCAATTAGTCATGTTTTGTGTAGCGTAAAATAAATTTAAATGCATAGTTTTTCCACTCGGCGTCATTCATTAAAGTAAATTTTTTTTCATCTACCATGTACAAAAAAGTATGAACTATTCCTGTTTCGTCAATGTATGGCAATTTGTATCTTCCGCATAATACTTCACATGAAATAACCTGATTTATTACAGGAACATCATGAGGAATGTACGCTTTGACAAGATTTGCACTCTTACTAAGCGTGATACTATTTACTAGCACGATTTTTTCGTACAAATTTTTTCCGTTAATTTTTCCAACAATCCGTTCATCTGTTAGTTCGGTTTTCTCCGTTTTGCTATTTAACTAAGAATCACTCCTTATTGCTGTTAATATAGTTACATATAAAAGTGCATAGCAAAAACACCCGACCGGATGCCGAGTGTAAATAAAGCATTTTGTTTACTTGTGTCTATGCACTTAGATATTTCTTGTGATGATACTTGACCGACTCCTGATCCACGGTACAATAAAGCATCGTTGTCTCGGTTTTGGCATGCCCTGCCAATATAGATGCTTCCTGCAGTGGCATTCCTCGGTTTAATGCATTTGTTAAAGCCGTCCCTCGGAATCTATGCGGATGCGCTTTTTCCACACCTGCACGCCTTCCGGTTCGCCGGATCATGTCTTCTATGCCGGCTTTGGTCAATCGGTTGTATGGTTTCCTTGTTCCAACAAATAATGCAGGATTGTTATCGGTTCTGCTCTGCAAGTATTCCTGGAGATACAGGTTCGTCCTTTCATTTAAGTAGACCGTCCTTTCTTTTCCGCCTTTACCATATACTATAAGATCTTTACTGCTCCATCGGATATCCTCTATGTTTAGGTTCTTCAGCTCAGACACCCTGACTGCCGTGGAATACAGAAATTCCATCATTGCTTTATCCCGAAGCGTCTTGCAATTCCGTAGCAGCATCTCCCGATCAGTATCAGAAAAAGGTCTCTTAATCCTCTTTTCCACCTTGATCTGTTCTACCAATACCATCGGATTTCGTCTTACCCGATCCCTGTCTCTAAGCCATCCGAAAAAGCTGCTATATGCAGCACGTACTCCTTTTAATGTACTATTCTTAACCTTACGGATGCTCTTATAAGCTCTCAGATATCCGGAAATGTCACCATCTGTAATATTTGCTACCGGTTTATTTATGTACGATAGTAGTCTTGTAAGCTCATATCTGTACCGTTTTACTGTCTCTGCTGTCTTTCCTTCAAGTGCTCGCGACATCAAATAATCTTCCAGATCAGTCCGCCATGAATCATCGACCACCTGTAGTTCTGTCTGCAACACAATCTTGCATCCAGAAAATACCATGTACAGTACATTCTTCAACTCTTTGAGGCTTTCCTCTTCCAATATCGTTTGCATTTTTCGCAGCACTTCCATAATCTTTTGCTCCATACCGTTCCGCTCCTTTTTGCTTTCAGTATAGCTCAAAGCTCTCTGAATACGGAATGAGTTACTGAATTAAATAGCAAATTAAAAAATGCAGAGACAACAATAAAAAATAATTTAATGAGTATAAACACATATCCTGTGACACTTAATACTTCTAACGTAAAAACGTCCGATTCATGGATTGAGTGCAATAGAATTGGGAATTTGGTGATGGTCAATGGATGCACCAAAATCACAAAAAATGTTAATGTATATGCTGGTCTTAATATTGCAAGTGGAGTACCTGCTCCATGCTGTGATAAACAGCTTTATATTGGAGCAATAGCACAAGATAATACATATTCCAGTTGCCTTCTTAGTGTTAGTAAGAATGGTGAAATCGATCTCTATGTCAGATGGCAAAAAGCTTTAGCAGGAGATGTTTTTTATTATGAGTTCTGCTATATATGTAAATAGTCATTGTTTTACAAGAACTTCAATCAATTCGATTAAAATAATTGCTATTTAATTCAGTAAGCTCTTCCTTTAACTTGCTGATATTACCGATCACATTAAACAGCGGATTCACCTTTACAATATTGATTCCATTCAGTTCCACGCTATACAGAGGGAAGTCTGACTGCATTGCACCAGTCAAAATGTTTCCATCTACCGCCGTTGGTGCTGTAGCCGTTCCGGTGGAATCTTCTCCCTGGATCACAACCAGATCAACCGTTTCCTTTCCGGTGCTATCCTTTGTGTACCGGAACACGATCAGATCAACCCTGTTCGTTCCAGCGTGTCCATTGTTAATCGTCACCAGTGCGCTGTCATTTGCCGGAATCCTTACATGCCGTCCGTACATGACAGCATCACCGTCAGAAATTTTTACAATGTTATTTGACTGCACTTCTGCCTTGAACTGGCTGCCATTTTCCAGTACATATTTTGCACTTCCGAAAATACCAGCAAATAACGCCCCGTCAGATTCTGCACTAACTGCACGTCCAGTATCTCCGGTATCTAAATAATTTGTTGCCATTGTTATTTCTCACCAACCTTATACGTTATAGTTTCTATGCCATTTTTTATTTTTACAATTTCCTGTGTTACCTGTTCCTTCAGCAGAATTCCGGTTGCCCGGTTTCTTCCACCAACAATATCACCGATATCTACATCAAGCTTTGAAAATGACGCAGACACCGAATCCGAACTTTTCAGTTCCTTCAGATGTTCAATTCCTTTTTCTTTCAGCTCTGCAACAGATTCAGAATTTCCATAATCATACGTTTCTGCAATCTCATATTCTCCAAAATATGACTGTTTTTCCGTGATTTCTCCTGTCTTGTCTACATACAGATCAATCACTGTTCTGGCTGCCAATTCGCCAGCTCCGAGGCAGATCAGATGATTCACCCCACCGGTTTTCTTTTCGATTATGATCTTCATTCCGTAGTCATCGGAATACTCATATTTTTTTGACAGATCTTCGATCTGGACAGCTGATATATTCACACAAGAATCCTTGTCGTTGTAGACGATTTTCAGCTTTGCACCAACAGAGGACAACATCTTCACAATACCGGAATATGCATCAACATATCTCGGAAACTGATAGTTGCTTATCTGTATTCCGGAAGATGTTCCAGGAACAGCAAACAGATCTACCAGATCACACCGCCTTATCAGTAGTGCAAGGATATCATTTGCATCTCCGGATACCACAAGATAATCTTTTCCGGTGTCCGGCCTGATCACTTTCTTTTCCAGAATGCCACGCCAACTTCTTCCGGAATAATATACTTTGGATTTTTCGGTGTCGACTTTTACATTGTCCACAATCCCTCCGTATTCTTCGTCTTTTATATACCAGATACATCCGGAACTCATGCAGTGATTTCTCACATTCATCTGGGCCTCGAAGTCATTGTCACCACCAAGCTCCAGATCGATCGAATATTTTTCAAGACTCCCTTGTGGAAGCCTGTTCGCGTCTGTATACATTACTTCCACAATGGTTCACTCCTTTTATCAATCAGGATCAGGTCAAATGAAAAACTGCCATTCCACGCAACGATCTGCGTGCCAGCTACAATTTTCTCAAAGATGTAATACTCTTTTGCGGCTGACCAGAGAACATTTTCCGTATACCCGTCAGTATGCACCAATTTAACCGTTTTTCTCCGTGAATCAATCTCTAATCGTTCACCGGCATTTAAAGAAACATTGACCTGATAGGTATTGTCTCCAATCTTCACAAGCGGTTTTGATACGGAACCATATATCCGCAGCACAAAATCTGATTCCGTGATACTAACATTATTGATCGAGGAAGATGATACCTGATTCAGATAATAATATCCGTATTTGTATGGATATTTCTTCAGATTATCCGTTTCAATGGTTGTTCCTTCTGTCTTCAGGAAATTAAATTCTCTCTCCTGCACCCAGTCCGGCTGATCGGTCGCAATGGTAACTTCAATCTCAATGTACCGTTTTGTCAGATACCACTTTGCTTTTTTTGATGCTACGATATAGCAATTAAGATAATAGCCGTCCTGATACAGTCTTCCTGACTGTTCCGCAAGAATATCAGCTTCAAAAATCCGGAAGATATCATTTCTTTTTTCAATTCCCTCTTCCTCGGAAGATGCTGAAATGATAATCTTCATCTTCTTTTCCTTGACACCTTTGTGGAAGTTGGTGATCTCATCATAGTCCGTATCATATTCCCATTCATAATCCCTCAATTCAGAGGATGTAATAAAAACACCACCCGAACCAAAGTCAATACTCTGGTTCAGATGGTTCACGTATTTCGCAACATTAAGCATACTTTTTCACCAACCTCGCTATCTCCCTGTTATCGAATTCAAATTCTACGCCATTCGTCAGGACATCAATCAGCAATTTGTACAATCCACCGTTTCGCATCCAGTTAAAGATTGCTTCCAGTAATGCACGGGTTGCTTCACTGTCACCATTTCCACTTCCGGCATTATTCACAGCTTCCTGAATCATATCCATCAAGTTCTGTGTACCAACTACTGTTTCACTTCCGGCTTCACCGCCAGCCAAGAACTGGTTAGACTTCGCATTGTAACCAAAAATAGTCGGCTGATTCAAGATCATACCTGAATCCATAGCCTTTTTGTACCATTCGATTCCAAGCTTCGGTACAGATGGTGGATTAAGTGAGAATTTCCCAGAAATACTGAAATGCGGTAATTTCAGTCTTGGCAAGCTCCATGAGAAATTCATGAGTGACTTAATATGACTAATTGCATTACCAACTATATTTTTACAGCCATCCCACACAGAAGAAAATGCGAACCTGATACTGTTCAATACACCAGTTACTGTCGATTTTGCACCATTAAGACCATTTGATATACTGGACTTAATCCCATTTATTGCACTGGATACATGGGATTTTATCGCATTCCATTCGCTGACAAACTTATTCTTAATATTACTCAGAATACGCGTCAAGTAATTTGCAATGATATTCCAGGCATTACTGATTACACTAGATATAACGTCAAGTGCAGATGACACTGCTGCCTTGATATAATTCCATGCTTCAATAATATATTCTTTGCAATTCTCCCATATAAACCTCCACGGAAGAGTTATAATCTGAACTGCCGCACTGATAATACTGGCAATCAGCATAATGCCGACTGTAATTATATTTTTGATCGTTTCCCACGCAGAGGATAGTGTACTGGTTATTTCATTCCACAGGTTAATCCAGAAATTTCTGAATGACTCCGAAGTATTCCACAAATGTATAAAAGCCGCCACCGCGGCAGCTAGGGCTACAGCTATAAGCAATACGGGATTTGCCGCAAACACACCCCACAGTTTTCCGAGACCTGTGACCAGCTTTCCTGCTACAGCATGTATCTGTCCAAAAGCTGTAATAACTTTCCCCACAGTAATAAGTACCGGTGTTACAGCTGCAACAATAGCAAGCAATACCAGAATAACCTTTTTCTGACTCTCTGGCATTGCATTGAATTTGTTTGTAAGTTCTATGACCTTTTGTGAAAACAACTCAATGTAAGGTGTAACCGTTGTTAAAAGAACTGCACCAAGCTCAATGCCACTATTCTTGATCCTGTTCAGTGATTTAGAGACTTTTGCGGATGGGGTATCCATCTTTTCAAGTCCCTGGCTGACAAGATCTGTAACATTTGTCATTGATCCCATTGTTTCATTGAAATCTCCGGCAGAGTCATTCAAAAGAGCCATTGCAGCCTTTCCTGCTTCCTGACTGCTCCATAATTCATTAAACGCTGTTCCAGTTTCATCAGAACTTTGTTTTATAAGCTTCAGCGCATCACCAACAGACATTCCATCTTTCATCAGCTCCTGGAAAGATTTTCCGGTCTTCTCTTTCAGAATTCCCCCTACATCTGTACCAGAATCACCAAGCTCATTAAGCATGCTGTTCATGTATGTAGTAGATTCCGCTGTCGCGATACCCTGTTTCGTCATGAGCGTGTACATCGTACACAGCTGATCCAGATTGACATTCATCCCTGCTGCAGTCGGGATTACTTTACCCATGCTGGATGCCAGTTCATTGACTGAGGTTTTACCAAGATTCTGCGTATTTACAAGTTTATTCGCAATATTTTCTGCCTGATCAGCTTCCAAACCATAGGCATTTACCGCTGTAGATAACAAATCCACAGATGTTGCCGTATCGGTAAATCCGACTTTTGCCATATTTGCAGATGTTCGGATAAAGTTTCCCAGTTTCTCGACCGGAACAGAAGCTGACAGTGCCTGGTATCCGGCTTCAGTGAGCTCAGTTGCCCCCTTTCCTGTCTCATTTGACAGATTGAGAAATTCTTTGGATAATTTCTGAACAGACACCTGTGAAGTGTCAAATAAGGTTGACATCTTCGCCATACCATTCTGGAAATCAGAAGATGTCTTTGTAACAACCGTAAGTGCTCCAGTCGCTGCCGCAGATACAGGAGCAAATTTCTTTCCCAGTTTTACAACTTCACCGCCAGCAGATGAAATCTTTTTGCCAACTCCTGTAACCTTTGTGCCAACAGCTTCAACCTTCTTGCCAAACTCTACCCATTTATTTCCGCTCTTCTCGGTTTCTTCCCCGCTTTTTTTGTTATCCTCTCCGGCTTTTCTTCCTTTTTTTCCGGATTCCTCTACTTTTCTTCCAGCATTTTCAACACTACTTCCGGCTTTTTCGGAGGATTCTTTTACTTTATCACAGCCTTCAGAGACAACCTTTTCTGTGTCATTGACCTGTTTACTAACATCATTCAATGACTTTTCTGCTTTGGCGGTATCAATTGCAATCGTACCGACAAGTTTAAATAAATCCATTCGTCACCTCTCCTACTCCGAAGGCTGAAAGGATTGCAAGATAGATATACTATCCAAAACAACATTTTCCTGCTCAGACTCGCTCATGTGAGATGTTTCAATCCGATGCGTTTCTTCAGCTGCTCCCTCTTCAAACTCATTGAACGTCTTATCCCACACCTTATGCAGATAAACTTCCCATCTCAGTTCCTTGTTGTACGCCTCTTCAAAATTCAAAAGAAATTCTACAAAACAACCGGTTTTTATATATGCGTCCAACATACGAAACGGATCATTGTATCTTTTAAAAATCTGATCCAGGACTTCAAATCTCCCTACTTGACTAATCCTGATACAACCTGAAAAAAATCACCGAACTCTTCTTTTTTGAAAATGTCGATGATCATCTGTGTAAATGTTCCAAGTGGGAGCTTCGCAATCTCCTGTTCCTCCATTCCAGATACTCCTGCCAAAAACTTGTATAAATCACCTTTGATATTTCCCAGATTCTTCATCAGAAGTCCTACCAGTTTCATTACAACTCTGATTCCGATCTGCTGTGTAAGCAGCTCATTCGCTTTTTCAGCATTTCCTACTTCTGATTCCTCGTCTTCTGCCGGCTTCATTGCTTCCATGACCTCAGACATCTCCTTGGCATCAAAGCAATCCGCAATATCATCAATACCAATCTTTGATATGATTTTTACCATCGGGAAAATATCATCCGCACATAAAGTTCTCAGCTCATAATTTCTTTCTACCATTTCTTACAATCCTTCCTTTCCTTATTTTTCCTGCCTTCTGCTATTTTTTGTCCTCTGCCGAATCAGCAATTACAGCTTTGTCAGAAGCGTTCTTTTCTACTGGCTGGGTAGCTGCCGGATCCGGATAATAAATGTGATAAGGTAATACTTTCAGAGTATCATCCTGTGTAACATCTCCTACACATTCAACCGTAACTGCCGGCGATGCCTGGGACTTATGTTTCGGATCCAGTTCAAATCCGGACGTGCATAAAGCATAATCAAAGATAACAATGATAGGCTTCTTTGATACTGTCCTTCCCACAAATGCGAAGTTTTCAAAATAATCTCCTGATTCAATATCCGGCTTACTCTCCAGCACTTTATAACCTTTTGCCGAAGAGGTCCCTTCTTTTGCGATCAATCCCTTTTTGATGATTTCCGGGTTAATCTCGGCAAAGTTAATTTCCATCGTTGCACTTTCACCAACTTTAACCATTAACCCTTTTGCTTTAATAAATTTCCCATCAACCTCAATATCCTGCACCTCCGGCTTCAGAGACAGCTTTGATCCACCATTAGTTGCACCGATAATCGATTCCGCAAAATTCCATTTCTCACCAGAGAACTTCAATCCCTGATGGATTGTTCCTGCTCCAAACAAAATGGAATCAGGCGTGTCTTTGGTAATTCCATGCTCTTTCCAACTTGTCCACTCATTTGCCATTATTCATTCACCTTCCAATTTTTAATCTGCAAATTCACTTGCAACCGTTTAATATCATTCCCGTCTGTTGGGATACTGGTTGCTGTATCATAAAACACAAGAATATGTGTTCCAGAATCAAGAACAGCGTGATAACCTATGATTGCTGAAAAAGCTTTCCGAAGAATCTCTTTTCCATTTTCAAGGTCTATCACGCTGCCCTTTGTTGTTCCCGTTATCATCATTGTGTCTTCCCCAAATCCATCTTCTGCATTGGATGGAATCTCAGAGTATTCACCTATCCAATATGGGTAGACTGCTTTTGTGCTCCATTCATAGTATTGATATGGAAGCAGCTCTTTCAATTTCAGGTTCATGTATTCCAGTATTTCATTTGTCATATCATTCACCCAAATCCTTAAAATCTATTTTCGCATCATTCACAATCTCTGGTTTCATGGAATTAAAAGCATTAAACAATGCCCTTGTTCCACGTTTACCGTTGGTCTTATAGAAATCCACCCCATTCTTTCCGTGAACGATAACCACTTTACCGTTAAATGTAGGTTTCTTTTTCCCTGTATAGGATTTTACCGGAACATACCATGCTCCTGCTCGTCCATCACCATGTAAGGCATACTCACCTGTCCCAAATTCTTCCCATATAGCATTTTCAAGAGAAGAACCGATTGCACAGGTCATAGTTCCTTCATCCACCCTGTGTTGGAAGCTTCCTGCAGTTTCACCAGAGGCTCTCCTTGAATTCGATGCTGCCTGAGACTGAATATCCCCGCCAGCTTCCTCCAACCAGGCAAGAGCTTTTTGCCTCATTTCCTCAATAATTTCATCTGTGTTGTTCTCAAACTCAATTACTGCCACTTCCAACACCTCCGACAGCTTTCAGATAAATCTCCAAATGTTCATGCATTCCCATTGGATCATCTATCCACTGCACATCATAAACTTTCCCGCCAATCACCATTCTGGATATCTCCGGATCCTGATCAGCCAGATCTTTACTATAATCTGTCAAAAAGTAATGACTGGACTCTGCTATTTTGGCATTATAGTTCTGGACAGGTGAACTTCCGGACACTAAATCAAGCCATCCCTGATAAGAGCCGGCTTCTTTCCAATCAATTAACGGATTACCGATCGCATCCGTTCCATTTTCGCTCTTTACCTGCAAGACTGCAGTCTGATTTCCGCCGATCTCTGACATGATCAGCACCTCGCTTTCCGGTATGGTTTCAGGCATCCCAGAAGGCTTACCGGATAACCGTTTACCTGATTATTAACATCTTGATCAAAATAGGTTACGGAATGTCTGGATAATGTTTCCGATTTCACGCCAACCTTCCCTCTATTCTTTATTTCCCACTCGCACAAATTGATGCAGCAATCAATCACATCATCCGGATACATAACCTTCGTAAGCAGTATATGTGATTCATTTATAAGCTCTTTGTCCAATGTGATACGGTTGTCTTCAATCTCTTTTACAACATACAATCCATTATTGTACAAACTCTCTGACAGTTGTACGGTATCCCCGGTTATAAGACCAGGAATACTATCAACCACATAAAGCGTATTATGTACCATCGCTTCTGATCGGACACACCGATTCTGAAAACTGTTATTTGTATAAGATCGGATAGTCTGTTCAATGGATTTAAGCTTTCTTTCAATCCTTTCATCAGACCAGCCGTTAAACCCGATGAGTCTTTTTGCCTCATCAACTGACAGAATCATACGGGATCACCGTCCTCTCTACTCTTAAGCGTCAGCACTTTCTTCCGGTTTTCCGACTTCCTCCACTATATATCCTTTATGTTCTCTGAACCATGCTGCAAGTCGTTCACTTGTGATCAGCGCTGAGCCATGCGCAAACTGTGCACCGCCAGCACCTTCACCGCAATATCCCGGATTATCTTTCACTGTGACCTTGTATGTTCTTAATTCTTCCTTTTTCTTGGCTGCCATTGTTCATTCTCCCTTCGCCTACACGATTTTAATGTTTCTGATTACGCCTGCATGATTTGTATTTTTCAGCACTGTAGCCGCTACCATTTCAACTTCTCCATCCTTTACTGCTCCTGGCTGGTTGAAATCCGGCAGATACTGGCTAATAGCAGAGCTACCGGTAATAGTAGCCGCATGGAATCCATCATTCACATCAAACTTAACAGCATAAATATCTGTCAGACCAGTGGTAGCGGATGATCCGGATACTGTTCTGGAAATATTATTTTTGACACATGCGTTTGCCGTAACAGTTGTTCCGCTTTCTACTGTGTAATGATCCTTCAGATCCATAAATCTGACACCATCCATTGATGTAACTTTCTTGCCAAATGCCTCTTCTGTTTCTGTCTTATATCCCAGGATACGTGCCATTGTCTGCACTTTTGAAATCATGCTGGCATTCATCAGTAACGCATCAGCTCCTGTCTCCCGGATCAGGATCTGTAGCATCTCATACAGCTGATCTGCATTGGATTTCATCTTTGTAAGATCAGATACGTCAATCACGGTGCTTGTATTAAATTCTGTCGTAGTGCCGGCAAGCATTTTGTCCAGTCCGTCAAAGGATTCCGTCTGGGTTGTGGAATCACCATTGATCAGAGTGTAGTGGAACAGTGATACAGCTGCCCGGATTTTCTGTTCCATCTGGAATGCCATATTGTTGAATTTACTTTCAGACTGCTTCAGCACACGGTCCATCTTGAACTTTCCACCAAAGATTTTAAGATCCGCAGACTTTTTAACCAGTTTTGCTTCACTGTCTTTGTATTCTTCATTTAATTTTCTGAATGCTGCTGTAGACGGAATCTGTGTCTGCAGGTAGCTATATGTCAGTGTTGAACCGCCCTGCGGACTTACCGTATTGTCAAAAGGTAACATCTGTAAGATTTCTGATTCTCTCAGGAATGTATCAACAACCTGCTCAGCCACCTTATCGGATACGCCTTCTATCATGTCTTTTAATAAGAGTGCCATTCAATTCACCATTTTTAACCTTTCTATTTCTGTGTGTCTTCGTACTGCATCCGGATCGCATCAGCCAGATCTTTCGGTTTTGCCCCTGTGTCATGCTCGCCAGTCGGTAAAGGCTTCGGATCAATCATTCTTGGTGTTTTTCCATTGCCTCCATCATCTGTCTCAAAATGAGCTGGAAACTGAGTTTTCAAACCGGCAATCTTTTCATCAATCCCTTTGATATTTCCGTTATCATCAAGCTCAAGGTCCCCGCCTTCTTTCAGCTTAAATGCCATATAAGCAACATCATCTGTTTTTGCTCCCATAAGTGCCACTTTTAACGCTGATTCCAGTCTTTCCTCATTCAACTGCTTTGTCAGTGTTTCCACCTGTGTCTCATAGGCAGTGATCTTCCCCTGAAGCTCATCACTGTTCTTTGTCCCTTTTTTCAACTGCTCAATGAGTTCCGTTGCTTCTCCGTTCTGAGTCGTCAGATTATCATAGTCTGTCTTCAGCTTTCCATAACGGATATCAAGATTCTCTTCCGATGCCGTGAAGATCTTATTCTCCTTCATCCCATCAAGAATTGCCTTGATCTGATCATCTGTTAATTCCTTTGCTTTCAATAATTCTTCTAATGTCATTTTGTATTTCCCCTTTCTTACGCTTTTTACATGTCTCGTCCATGATTTCGTGGAATAAGTGTTTTACATCCCTACGGATGAAATGGCATCAAAAAAGGACATCCTGAGATGTCCCAAATCAATCTATCCTTATTCTGCCACCCAACCTCCCACTATTTGACGCATAGCTGCGAGATTACTGGATCACCATACCCTTTCTTAAAAATGTGCATAAAAATACCACCAACCCTTTCTGATCAGTGGTACTAAAAAATCTCCGGCCAGTCTGTTAATTTATCACTTTCCTCTTTCAGACGCTGAAGTTCTTCTTCTCTTTCTTCCGGTGTCATATCCGGATGTGAAATAACAACATCTAAATATGAATTTATTTTAACTCTTCCCATGTCACACCATACTCCTTCGCTAATTCATTTAATGCCTTTGTATGTGCTTCTTCTATGCCTAAATTATATGGTGGATTCATATATTTGTCAATTCGCTCATCCAATATTCTTGAAAGAAATGGCTTATTTCCAACTTTATATTTGTACACCCTTCCAGCATGAGTTACTACTATTCCGAAAATATATTTTCGATATCCCGCAGCCACAAAATCACTTCCAGTCGGCGGTATATTCGTTGGATGATTATGTATTCCTACAACTCCATTTTTCTTTCTCAGCATCTCTGAATCTTCCGCTGAAACAGCAACACCAAGTTCATTCTTTCCGGATATCTCCCTAAGCAATAACTTTCCTTTGGCATCCATAATATACAAGTCTTCCCCATCCGTGCCGTTTCTATGAAGCAGCATCGCCGTTGCATAATTTCTTAAAGCTTCATTGATTGCGGTGTTTTCAGTAATCTTGTTGAATTTCTTTCTAAAAGCTTCGGATTTTACATACTCCAGATTAACCTCATTAGTTCCAATCCTCTTGACTGTTGTTGAATATGTTCCCTCTTCTTTTGTTTCAACAGCTTTTAGGTACTTTTTTCTGAAACCATCAAACTCCTGTTCTTTATCCAAACCATAAAAAGAAGCTCTCTTCTGTAATCGTTCAAGCTCTTTGGAATCCAGTTTCCACCGTGCTCTCTGCAGTAAAATACATCTACAGTTGACCACTTCTGCAGCACTTCCAGAAGGATCTCCCGGATACATCAGACCGTTGCTGAACTTGTCATCAAGCTCTCTGATCTGTCCGTCAAGCATCTGGTGTGACTCCCTTGTGACTGCATCCAGAGTTGCATCCCACTGTTTTACAACATCAGCTCCCCGATCTCTGGCAGCATAACAGGCATCCATTGTGGATTGCTGCTGGATCCTGTGTCCCTCTGTCCTTGTGATCCGGACTGCATTGTTATAACCAATCTTTGTCCGGCTCGCCAACTGCCTCGCCATCTGATCATAACTCATTCCTGTAGCAATTCCCCGGCTTACTTCTGCGGTAATTCTGCGCTTCAGCAGATCCACATCTTCTCCTAGCCGGCTGTAAAGACCAGCACTGATCTTACTATTCAACTGCACAGCACGGACAACCTTCTCCTGATCAATCGGAATGATCAGTGGAATTCCTTCCTCATGCAGCACATACATATTTCCAATAAAGGATTTCTCATAGCATTCATCCAGATATGGCTGAACTGTCTTGAATTCTTCTTTATGCATCTTATCCAGAATACTGCTAACCTGCTTTTTCAATGCATCCTGATATCTTTTCTGGTAGATCTTTGAGCGTTCCTGGCTCTGCAGGAGCTTCCTTTGTTTTTCATCCTCAACAGAATTGTATTTCTCCTGAATCCGATAGATCTGTTCCTGAAGATCATTGGATCTCTGTGTCAGGTCTTTCAACGCTTGTCCATATACAGACTGCAGCCTCTTGATCACTCGTTCCTCATCATCAAGAAACTCCTGTTGAACAATTTTCTCACGTTTCTTCATCCCGTATCACCTACTCTGTACAGACATCTTCCGGAATGACCTGCTCCAATGCCTTCCTCGCATCAGATGCCGTATTTCCTTCTTTTTGCACCTGCTCTTTCAATTCTTCATAGTCCCAGTCCATTACATCACACAGAGCTTTCAGTGTCTGCTCGTCACCGATCTGTTCTGCAATATTCAGAATCGTATTAACACGAACCTGCTGTGTATCTGCTTCTGTCTTCTCATTGGTTACATTTTCTGATTCATTTGTCATAATGGACCGGTCAAACTTCATTTTGACATCTGTGATCTGATATCCTGTGCCATTCATAAAATTGATTTCATCCAGAACAACTTTAATCAGCTGTTTCAGCAATCGCCTTAACCTCTTTTCCAGCTTATTCGCTTTTAAATCAAGCAGAGCATACCGTGACTTGATCACAATATTCGTGATATTTCCATCCCCTGTCTGAGAGGAATTAAATCCCATTCCAAATCGATAGATGTTCTTTTCATCCTCATCTGCCTTTGCTTTTCTTGCCTGATACGGAATATCGATTGTCCTGACTTCCACATCTCCTTCCGAATCTGTTCCAACAATCTTTTTGGTTTTAAGATTCTGCTGCAATTCATCCAGATTGTCTCCCTGAAAGCCTTTTACCACATACAACGGTGAATCAAAATCTTTCAGGTTATTGGACAACCCACACTCCATGATGTCGTAGTCATCGATCAGGTCCTTGATTGGTTTCAATCCACTGAACTGCTTTTTGTTATAATCCAATCGCCAAAATGGAATATAGCCAAGTGAACATCCCATTTTCATCCCCGTCTTCTTATCTGTAAATACGATATGCGGTCTTGGATTTACTGCCTCCGATGCATCCGGAGTGATCTTTCCATTTATCCCTTCCTGGACATAATAGTATGTCTCATTTTCTGACCATACCTGAATCTTCCGGATCACCTTCCGACCATTCTCTATGCGCTCCACATAATGATAGATCATATACCGTTGATGATCGGATGTGTCTTTCTCCTGACACTCAATCACGCCCATACTATCAGCGCACTGGAAGGCAAGCTTGTCCGAAGCATTCTTATATGCAAAAATATATTCAAACCCTTTCGTATAAGCTCCTGTGACCACATCACTTACTTCAGACCAGAAATCATCATCAAAATACAGATCAAGGAAATCCTGCAATCCATCCGCTGTATCCTTTGCCTGTACCGGAGTCTCTTTGAATGACAGCATATAAGCCGACAACTGATCAGCAAGCTCCGTGAAAAACGGATGACTGATCTTCACATTAGACCTCACCTGATCCTCAACAAACTTCCCGTCTGCGTTATAATAAAACAGTCTGTATTTTCTGATATCATGCTCGCCCTCATAGTATTTCTGGCCGATACCTGCGAACTTTTTCTTTTCAGACACCAGATCATTTTCTATGAATTTCTGTATCTCTGATACATCCAGCAACTTTTTACACCTTCCTTCTGTTATTTAGTAAATAGGGATTAACAGGAATCGAACCTGTGACCTCTGTGCTCTACCACTGAGCTATAATCCCTTTATCTAAATGACAGTCCTGCCAGCACCATAATCGACCGCCGATTGCGACCGGGAAAGGAGGTGTTGCATTCACACCAAATGCAATTCTGTTAACGGTAAAAAAATCACAGCCTCGTCTGAGACTGTCTAAAAAAACCGCTGGTGCTGTGCACGCTGCCCGTCAATTGTCTTCATTCTATTTACATCAGCCATTTACTTGCTTTACGCCATCCCTCAATGGCATATCGTAACGCTGCCATTGCATCATCCATGATTGGAACTGGATCATCCATGTATTCACCCGTCCTTTCATCCTTCTTCCACTTCCATTGCTGCAGTTCCTTGATCGTATTTACACAATGGGGAGCAACATAGATCCTGCGTTTAACCGTGTGCTTCTTATCGACTACACCTTTTATCCAGTCAATCTGTGCTTTCACCGAACCATTTGAACCGCCTTTATCAACACCTTTAGCTCTGTATCCCGCATTTCTCCAGGTCTTAATCCTGTCCGGCTCGGCGCTGTCACACCACATTATTTTATTTGTCGGTATCGCATGCTGTATGGCTATTGGTATAATCTCAGCCGTTTCTTTTTCATGCTCATAAATCTCATCGATGATATGTAAATTCCCGTCTTTAATTCCTACAAGCAATATGGCGTCTGCATGGTTAAATCCAAAGTCCTGCCCGATAGCCACATCATCATAATCATTAAGATTCTGTGATACTTCCCGAACCTCCCAGTTATGCAGGATCAGTCCGCCAATCTCGCCCCATTCACCAAGTCCGTATATCTGGTAGCCTTCCGGATCAACAATCTTTCGACGTTCCATACGCTGCCGGTATGCATCATCAATAAACCGGTTGCCAAGATAAGTCGAATGATGGGTAAGTACATTCGGATCAGGAATATCAAAAAAGGCCTTCTTAATCCAGTGATTTTTGTTTACTGGATTGAAGGTCATCCTAATTTGATAAAATTGTCCCGGTGGAAGTTCTCCACGCAAACGGTCATCAATGATCTCAAGATCTGCCTGGGTAAACTCCGTTGCCTCTTCCATCCATACATCCGTCAGTTTTCCCTTCGGAAACGTAATGGACTTCAGCTTCTCACGCTGTCTGTCGTCATTCATTCCACGGAATATGATCTGATTTCCATTGCTTCTGCACGTCAGCATCAGAGGACTTCGGTTGATTTTCCAGTATGCATCTGCTTTATCTTCAAACATCTTGTACAGCGATCCAGTTAATTCAGCAAAGGTGCTGTCTCTGTTGGTGATATCTGATTTACGCATGGCAACCAGATTTCTTCCCTTGTCCTGCATCAGCCGCAAAATGTAGTTTTGAGCTGTGTCTACGCTCTTCCCCGATCCGGCTGAACCCTTCATGACTATGTATCGCTTATGGCTCTGGTCAACCTCTTTAAAGCATGGGTTTGCCTGTACATTTATCTTCACCCTGTATCAGCCTCACCATAATCAATTGTGATATTCAGATCCATATCAGCATCCACTTCTAATTTATCCTTGAACATACCAAGATGTTTTCCAAGCAATTCCAATGCTTTCATCTTGTCATTCAACCGAACTTCTCTTTCAACCGATTTCCCCTTTGCTCCGTCCATTGTCTTGACCTTTACGGACTGAATACACGCCAGATCGTCTTCTGTCGCATCTGCTTTTACTGATGCATCTTTGGGATTGATTACATTCTGTGGGTTCACAAATGCTATTCTTGCCAGTTCCTGAATAACTCGATCCTGACTGATGCCGGTCCTCTTTGATCTCTCAGCTGTTGCTTTTGCGATTGCTTCCTGAACACTAACATTTGCTAACAGCCTTGCTCCTTGCTCATTTGCTGTCTTCGACGAATACCCTGCTCTAATAGCTGCCTGTGTTGCATTCAGGTCAATCAGGTACTCATCACAAAATCGTTTCTGCTTTGCCGTAAGTTTTGCCATCCTGCAACACCACCTTTCTTTGCATCAAATACTCCTTGTTACATAATCATAACTTCTAGCAATCCTTGATTTTTTCCGCATTTTACAGTAATATGGAATAGTCAGCATAAGCTGACATAGGAGAAAAACGTAAGGAGGTACACTATGAACAATCAATTACGGACTTTGATTAAGGTACGGTAATTGCCATCATCTCAATTGTTACGTCTTACTTTTCTCCACGTTGTTAAAGCCATATCTTTATTTCGTTTTTACGTCTTTCTGGCGATCACATGTATTTGTATGCATGCGGTGTAAGTCCTTAAATACCCAACAAAGGAGAAAGACGTATGAGAGACCTAATTGAGATGATGGCTGGTACGCAATTTTTCCTGTTTTTACTTGGCACATTTGGAGTTGCATTTTTCACTAAAGTGCATCAACTCATTACAAAATGTAATTCAACTGTATTCAGTTATGTTTGCGTCATACTGACCTACGTTGCCTTTACATATTTTTTGCATAAGTAACAGGAAAGCAAAAAGCCGGATTAGCTACCCGGCTTTTTTCGATGAAATAGTTATCTCTTTTCTTGTCTTTCGACTCTACCATATTAGCATATGCAAAACTCCAGTGAACTCCACTTTTTAAGAAATTTCTATTTTTCTTAATGCTCTGCCGTGCAACTCATAAATCCAGCTCTCACTGTAATCCATAATCTGTGCTATCTTCCACCAGTCATACCCTTTTATGTACCTGTAAAACAGGACATCTCTCTCATCCTGATCTTCAAGCCTACTGATCCTGAAAGCAATATCCTTATATGACTGCACCTGACTAACCCCTTCGCGATATAACTCTTCTTCTCTTTCCTGTAATACCGCCGCATACGAACTCAAATCGTTCTGGCTGGATCCATGCGGCATTCCGTCATTATTCATTGACGGATACATCTTCATGCTCCGGATCTCATCTATCTCTGCTTCGATCCGCTTGATTCGCTTTCCGTGCTTCCGGTATTTTCTGAGATATAATTTCTTTGCATTATTCTCATTCTTTAAGTTTTCGGTCTGCAATGGTATCCACCTCCGCTGTAATGTCATACTTCTTTGCCAGATATTCTGCAACGCTTACGCTCTGGTAAGCCGGTCGCTTAAATCTCTCCAACGCCTTTGCATCATGCCGGCTCTCCAGTTCCTCATAATGCTGCTGTCTATCTCTCCGCTGCTCTTTTCTGCTTCGTTTCTCCTGCATATTATCACCTTCTATCCTTGTCATTCCAATAATGCCGGGATAAGAAACGCCCATAAGCACCACGCTGATCCGGAAGTCGGTCTGCTGTCGGAATCCATCTATTGCCCATTTCTTTGCACCTCCATCAACTTTCTGATCAACGCAGTCTGGTTTGTTTTGCAATTATGCAGATGCTTATATCCCGGTTCAAGCAGATACTCTACAGTCAGCGTTCCTTCTGGTTCTCCCGGAACATATTTGTTCTCCCACCACTCGTTATAATGCTTATACTCGCAGATAACGATTGCTGATCCATCTGGAAGAATATATCTATAATAGGTTTCCTCTGCCTGCGGAACTTCAAACCATACCGCCCACTCCCGGTATTTCGCCAGAAACTCTTTTCTCTCCTCATTGTTTTTGAGTTTTGGAAGTTCCGGCTGTGCCGCCCTCTCATCTTCCATAGCTGCCTCTACCAATTCTGCATCCATATCCTGAGGTTGCCCAACTTCAATACATAACACCGGATCTTTCTGTCCCTTATCACAGATCATATTTAACTCATACGGTACATATATTTTTCTGTCCTGTGGATTTGCGACAATAACGTGGAGTGCTGCATCATCCTTGAATTCATCCAGATATTCTTTTAATTTCTTATTTTCCATACTCTTGCACCTCTTCATCTGCCGGAAATTTAAAAACAAATGTTTGACAAACGCCCTCTTTAAAAACCGAAGCAAGTCCCTCACTTAACCGTCCAATGCTCTCAGCAACTCCAGATAGTGAATTTCGATTGTATTCACCGTCCATATACTGTTTTCTACACATCTCCATAGCCTTAATAGCTTTTTCGTGTGTAGAATACCTTCCAATCACGTATGATTTTCCGTCACATACTGCCTTTACATTTTCTCTATCTGATAAGATGTATGTTCTTTCATAAGGAAAATCCGCCTGGCCACATTGACTAACTATTCTCATTTTGCTCCCCTTTCAACGTCCCCAGCACATTCACACCAACTTCCCTCTCCAGCTCTTCATTCATCAGCTGAAAATATTCCTCGTCCTTCTGTGCAAAATGCATCTGGTGTAAAACAAATTCCAAATATTTCAAAACTCCCTTTCTTTTGCAATGATAGTTCCGGTACAAATAATCTACACTGATCAGCAAGAAGCAGTTCATTGCCTCTGCTGTGTGTTTGTCCAGTTCCTTCTGACGTTCCTTTTGGAACTCCGGACTATCCATGATCTCTTTGATCTGCTTTCGGAGCTTATGTTTCTTTAACTGCTTATCTGCCCAACTCATTCATAAAATCCTTTCATCTTCCGCTTTGACACTGCATCGCCCTTTTGATACACACTGCATTCTTCCACGGAACACCCCCTGCTGTGACCTGTTATCTCGATATAGGAACAGCCGGCTTCCTTTGTATTTCCTGTTGCCCGGAACATGCAGGTCCTGCATTTATGCCGGTCCGCATTACTGGCTGTCTTATTTTCCGGCTTTGGTTTCTTGCACTTATCCGGATTCAGCCAGGAATACACGGTACTATATTTTGCATCGATCAACCGCGCGATCTCCGCAGCACCTTTTCCTTCTTTCGCCAGTTCCAATGCTTTCTCCCTTTTATTTTCTGCCGGAATCACAACCGAATCCGGCTCTGTAAGGGGGGGGGTGGTACTTCCGTCCTTCTCCGTTGTCCCTGCCGGTGCTACTTCCGCACTGCAGTTTTCTGGTCTGTTCTGCTCTACCATTTCAGCTACTGCCTGTGCAAATTCCGGATTGTGATATGCCGGAACGTTTACCAGAAAATGATTTTCTTCCTGTTCCAGAATGTCTGACAGTAATCTGACATCCATACTCCCATCATCCCTTGTCCATAATACCGTTACTGGTTTGCCTTTTATGTAGTCTGCCAATGCCTCTTTCAATGTCTTTTCTATCAGCATGATCAATCCTCCTACTTCCCACGCTTAATAATCTTCCGTTTCTTCCTGCTTCCAGTTCTCAGGAACGTACTCCGTTTCCCATTCTTCTTTTTCATCGCTGCATCAACTTCCTTGTAAGATCTGTCATGTCCTCATATTCACGCTCTTCAAAATTCTTAAACTTTCCCTGTTTCTCTGGCTGCTTCTTTGTTTTTGGCCTTCTCTTGCTTTGAACAGGATATAAATTCTTCCATCCACCAGCCGCAGCTTTATTCAGGATTGCTTTCTGTTCAGCCAGATCAGAGGACAATGATAATAAATCTTCTCTCAAAGCATTTACTTGCTCTTCAGAGATCTCTCCCCAGTTCTGTGATCGGACAAGGAGATAGAACTGAAAAGCTGATTCAAGGGAAGAATCGCTGAAAGCACCCTTATATATATCCTTTTTATTTACTTTACTTTTCTTTATGTACTTATTCTCGGAATCTTCGGGGTTTTTCCCGGAATAACCACATGCATTTCCGGGATTTTCTTCAAAAAGGGTGCATTTAATAAAAGGTTCCGTTGCTTCCTTTTCTAAAAGCCAGTACCTTCCTACTTCTATCGGATTCTTCCTTGCTCTTTCCTTTACTGCAAGTTGAAACCGCTTCTGTATCCCGGCAGAGGTCAAGACCTTGTCCGAACTAAAGAGTTTGCTATCAAACAGTGACTTCTTTAGCAGGAAGTTCAGGACCTGCTTCACCTTATCTACACTCACCCCTAATTCCGAGGCTATAATATATTCCAAATCATCATCAACCTGTATGTAGTATCCGTTTTTATAGATCTCACACAGTAAATAAACATAAATCATGATACCGTCAGCTCTGTACCTCGCCTTCAGTATCTTAATCCGGCTGTCGTTATCAAAGAAATCAGTATCCAAAGGAAAGTATGAAAGACCACTCTTTTTCGGTCTTGCCAACGCTACCACCTTCCTTTTTTATCCGGTATACTCCTCAACTGTCACATCCAGTCCTTCTACCGCCGAATAACATTTCTTTGCCTGAACCAGTGCGATCTGCGTATCATCGTGATAAGCAACCCCGTTCAGTGCATCTGCTACCACCTTCACAATATTGTCCATATCCGGTTTCTTCAACGGCAGCTCTCTTCCCTCTAGCATATCAAGCTTCCGTTTCTTCGATACGCTCTTTGGCGGAAGATACCTTGCAATAATCCGGAGCGTCACAGGCTTTTCTCTTTCCAGGAACACTCCCTTTGCCATCTGCAGATACCGATCTTTGATGAAGTTCTCATACAGGACCGTGTTATCCGGTGTGGCGGAACAGTGCTTCTTTGTCGATGCATTATAATACGTCCGTGCCCTGGCTTTTCCCTGCGGCTTGCCCGGAACTGTAAACATTACCGATGTCATTCCCTTTTGTCCTTTCTGCCGGCACTTACACAACAGATGCTGCATAATGCCGGCTTGCTTTCTTGTTATCAGGTTACGTGTGATATAATATTTTTAAGGAGATGTCATAAATCTATCCAAAAAATGATGCCTCAATACCCTTCGGATCCGGCTGCTGTGTTCCTGGCGCTGCCGGCTGGTCTTCCTGGACCTCCTGTAACTCCTGATCGGATACCACTCCATCATCTTCCGCCTTCACTGCATCCACATAGTCTGTCTTTCCGTCCTCATGGATCACTGCCATATCCTTGTCAATAGCATTCTGGAGATCAATACTCATGATTCCCCATTTGCTGATCAGCTGACGGAGCATGGTTTTCAGTGCCATTCCGTCAAAATCCTTAAACCAGAATGAAGAATACTTCCACATATCCTTTTCCGGAATCTTGCCCTGTTCCAGTAATTCCAGGGATCTTGCCCCGCCGTTTTTGTAAAATGCAAAAGAATACTTCTCAGCGTGTGCAAGCATTTTCTTCTTTGACCAGTACAAGGTCTTCCGGAAACCATTCTCATACTCGAACATTGCGAAGTATCCCATGGTCGGAGCTTCCTCCCGGAGGATATCATCATCAATCAGATTAACCTCCACTTCTTCATCCAGAGGATCATACCGGACAAGCTCCCCTTCTTTGATTGCAAGCACATTGAGCTTTTTGTAGTAACCGGAACGGATTGCCAGCTGAATATATCCTTTATACCCAAGCTGGAACTGTGCTTCCTTGCAGCCTTTCTTCTTATTATCGAACGGGACCATATAAAACTGACCAAGCTGCGGGGACGGTGAAAGATTCAGCGCTTCTCCGAGTAATGCAGCGTTTACGATACTCGGGCTCGTACACTCCTGCAGCGCCGGTGTACTCTGCACCGCACTTACAATACTGGAAATGAACCTTGTCCCATTCTTTCCACCAACGACCTGATTGATCTGCTTCTTTACTGCATCGTTCTGCAGGTAAACAGATAACTTCATTGACTGGTCCTGTCTTGCCAGACTGTTATTTACTGCCATATCTTATTCCACCTTTCCGAATCGAATCTGATTCTTTAACATATATTCACGGAGCGCCATGATCTGCTCCCTGGTTCCCCATACACGGAAATCCAACTGGAATACCGGCTCTTCCTCTTCCGGAATTGAAACTGCTTCCTCTTCCGGAGCTTCCGGTACAGACTCGGATGCTGTTTCTTTCTCTTCTGCCAGTTCTTCCTTCTGTTCAGCTGCGGTCTGCTGCTTCGCTGCCTCTTCCGCTTCCCTTGCTTTCCGCTCTGCCTCCATGCGTTCTGCTTCCAGCTTTCTCTTCTGGATATCGGCAAGCCTCTGTCCTTCCTGAATAGCCTGGTTCATATCCAGTGTCTTCCGGTAAACTTCCATTGCTTCAAACTTAAATTCCGGAAGCTTGCTGATCGTCACCACATCCGTACCGATCTGGTACATCCGGCTCTTCATCTGCTCTTCAATCTTTGGCAGCGTAACCGTTGCATTCAGCCACTTTTCATCCCAGATCATGTCCAGCTTCACAAAGCTCTGGAATCCGATAGATGCAAACAGTTCTTCAATCTCTTCCCGTTTTGCAGCCTTGCGGCGTTCATCAATCTCTCTAATCTGGGAGTAAATCAGTCCGATCGGTTCATCGATCAGAGCTGTGATTTCCTTGACCTGCTGCTCAAACTTGGTGTACGGCTCCATGCAGATCTTCTTGACACGCTTCCGTTCGTCCTCGAAAGCTTTTTTCAACTTGTTCAGATCTGCTCGATCCGCTTTCATGTCCTTGAGCGAATCCTCTGTGTAGGCGATCGTCTTATAGTCCTTTACCTTCTCGGCAATTGTAGCCTTTAATTCCTCGTTGTTCCACAGGATCTGCTCTGTAAGCCAATTCTCCTGCGGATTTGTGATCCGTAATTCCATACGCTCCTCCTTCTTTTTTAGATCTCCGGAAGTATCAGCGGCGGTTTGCGTCCGCTTTCCACATACTTCCAAAATTTCATTTCTTCATCCTGCAGATAATCCAGATCAGCCTGGACTTCTGCTCTTTCAATAAAATAATGCTTCACCTGTGTCCGGACATCTGTTCCCCAGTTGCTCCGCAAATGCGCCCGGAGGACAACAAACTCATATCCGGTAACAAGCAGATAATGCAGCACCTGAATGTAATAGTTATCCGGGATCCGGTCCTTCCATTTCTCATATTGCATAGACTGCAGAATGTTGGTGGTCTTAATCTCCAGAATCCCTTTCCGGCCGTCCTGATCAACCAGCTCCCCATCCAGAGAAGCCTGCATGAACGGATACTCCAGACTCTGCAAGATTCGGAATTCATGGTGTGTGACCTGATACTGTGGATAATCCAGGCGGAACAGCTCCCTGATGAACTGCTCCGCCTCTTTCCCATAGATCACATAAGGCTTTTCTGAAATGTCTGGTGCAATCCTTCTGCCGGTCTTTTCTTCAAACAGCTCAATGTTTGTTTTGTATGGGTTCTTTCCAACCACAGCACTTGCATCACTTCCGCCGATTCCGTTTAACCGCCCCTTCAGCCAGGCTTTTTCATCTTCAAAATCATAGATTTTATAAGGTTCCATCTTTTCCTCACGTTTTTATATGATGATATATGTATGTTCTGTTCCGTCTATATGCTGTTCTGCCACTTCTACCGCTTCCTCGTAATAACCGAATAAGCCGTAGATCCACCCATCAGAGCACCGAATAATCAATGGTTTCTTTTCCATTATCACGCCCCCTTTAGGTACACATCCTTCTCTAAAGAGACGAATTATTCATCAGCATTGTCAGAAATTCTCCCACTACCTTAAACGCTTCCGATTCAAGTTCCGCATCCGTTACAAGACCAAGCTCCACCGCCCGGTTAATTACTTCCTTCGCCTCGGCTTCGCTTTGATCGCACTTCTCCGTCAGTGTCTTTTTAAGAGCCCGGACGATAACCGCCAAATCTGCCATTAATCCCGGCACTCCCTCCGATGTCTTAATATCACATGTTCCTTTTTCAACTCTGATCATATTGACTTTCTCCTCCGACTTTCCTATAATTTAATTGGTATTTTTGTTATGTGCGCCAATGGAAGCTGCAACTTCCGGGCGCATTTTTATTGTCTTTACGCCTATCCTATCCAAATAATTTGCCAGATCTGACAAGTATGCGATCGCATTATTCTTGTAATACTCGGATGTACCATCAACCCGATCCAGTGATCGAAGCTTATTGATCATCTTATCAAGCTCTGACGTTCTCATGCTCTTACGCTGCTTCTCTTCTGGCATGCTCCCTCGCCTCCCTTATTTTCCTTTTCCGGTACTGCCATTCCCGTACCCGGAAATATTCCAGTGCAAATGCTCCGGTAGTAAGTGTTGTAATTCCAAGTGCTGCATATAAGTAAAACAGCTCCTGACTTTTCACTGAGCATGCACCAGCCAGCATCAGGATTCCGGTAATGCTTGCTGTTACGCTGAGTGTCTTTGCGATCTTATAAAACATCTTTCATCCCTCCCTTCTCATCCATTTAACCGCCTGTCCACCTCTTCAACCGGAATTTTCAACCAGTCCGCAAGCGCCTGTTTATTAACCTCGTAAGAATACTGTGTTTCTCCCTTCTGCTTTGGTGGAATTGCTTCGCCAAACGTCCAGATTTTACGCTTTAACCGTTCGCTGACCTTTTTTGAAGCACAGCCGATAACTCTTGCTGCTTGTGCAGCGCTCAAAACGTCATTCATACTTATCCCCCTTTTTTTCAATACTGATTGTACTTGTTGATTTGCAGAATCCGTTCCTCTCGGTCTTACCATCTTTCACCACCTCACTCCCTTCTCTTGCCACTTTCATCTGTTGCAAATAATTGTATTTCCTCCTATACTTTAAATACAGGCACCGCCATGCTGAGTAATTATGAAAGGAGAATAATTCTTATGACAGACATCGAAAAACGTTTTCACGATTTAACACTGCTCTATCTTAAAAATCGCAATCTGACTAATTTATCACCAGAAGAACTTCTTGATGAATACGATGCTACCTACAAACGAATTTGTGAGCATCACAACCAGAAAAATAATTCGAAATGGCTTACTTAATTCTTGGTTAATCCGAACTATTTCTCTGCTATTTATAGCCAAATTGCGGGAATTCATTGAATCCTCTGCAAGCAGCTCCATCTGTTTGCGGAGGATTTCTTTTTTTGTTGCATGCTCTACGTTAATCCCTCTTCGCACATTCATCCCTCCTTACTTTTCCAGAAAATAATCCACAGTTACGCCGAAGTAATCAGCTACCTTTTTCAAATTTTCAATTGATGGACTGGAATTCTTCCACTTTCGAATCGTTGAATTTGAAAAACCTAAGTCTTTTTCAAGTCCACTGACTGTAATTCCTTTTGAATCACAAGCTTCCTGTATCTTCTTATACAGCACTTTTGAACACCTCCTATTTTTCTATTAAATAAAGAGAAAATCTTCTACTTTTTCATTGACTTATAATAGAAAATATTCTATAATCAAGATAATCACAAATCAATTATATATAATTTTCTACTTTCCTTGTATTTCGTAGAAGATTTTCTACTTTATATTTGGATTATATAGCTTATTTTCTACGTTGTCAAGCGCAAAAGTAGAATTTTTTCTATTTTCAGGAGGAAATATGTCTACTTACGAAACTATAAAGAATTTGTGCAAGCAACATTCTATTGCTGTCACAGCGTTGGAAAAAGAATTAGGTTTTGGTCGCGGATCCATAGGAAAATTACGCAACGGTCAGACTTCAGCTGAGCGACTGCAAAAAATCGCTGATTACTTTAATGTATCGGTTGACTACCTGATGAACGGCGAAGAAAAGGATGTTGATCCGTATGCACTCACCTCGAAAGACGAAAGAGATATTGCAAATGACATGGAAAACATCCGGAACAAATTATTAAACGGTTCAGACGGTCCTCTCTCTTATGACGGAGAACCAATTCCGGAAGAAGATGCCGAACTACTCCTTGGACAGATTGAACTGATGATGCGCCGATTGAAACCTATTAACAAAGAAAAATACAATCCGAACAAAAACAAAAAGTAGGTGGTAGATCTTGAAAGCACATGATGTTAAGCGCTTAGTTGCCCGCTACGTCCAAAAATTTGAAACCAGAGATCCTTTTGAACTAGCAGAGCATCTAAATGTGGAAGTCCAGACCGGACCTATGGGAAGCCGATCGGGATGCTACATGTTCCTAAAGAACCATAAATGTGTATTTTTAAATGAGAATCTGGAAGAACATGAACGAATACTCGTCATGGCTCATGAGTTGGCGCATTCGATTATGCACCGGAAAGAGAATTGTTATTTCATCCGGAATAAAACTCTTCTGCTGACTTCTAAGATGGAAATTGAAGCAAACACATTTGCGGCAGAGCTTCTGATTCCCGATGATTTGATATACGAAAATCCAGGATTAAGTAAAGCACAGATTGCTCGAATTGCCGGATATGATGAAAAAATAATGGAGTTTAAAAAAATATAAACGCTTAGTGCGATTATATAAAATGTATTCATTCTAAAGAAAAGAGGTAATGAGAATGGGATTATTTAACAATGAATCCAAAGAAGAAAAAGCTGCCAAAAAACAGGCAAAAATTGATCAAAAGAATATGGAATTGCTTCGTAAATATGGTTTAGAAGAATTACAAAATCCAGTTGATATTGCTTCAGTTAAAAATATTTTCAATGAACTGTCGGGAACCGGATTGATGGAACTGGGCGTAGCACTTGGTGGTTCTGATCGCGACATTCAAAAGAACCAGATGTATTATCAACGTGCACTGATCGAACAAAACTTTATCATTATTCGCCAGCTCGATCGCATCACAAAGTTATTAAGCGACAAAACAGAATAATAAAAACAATTATAAAGTACTTTATTAGGGGGATTTGCTATGAAAAAACGAGGCTGTTTAACCTGGATTATAGGTTTCTTGATTATCTGTTTCATGATTCCTTTTTATGTATTGGCTTGGATTCCAGCAATAGGATTCATTATCTACTACCTTGTTAAAAGGAATTTTTCTGGAAAAAGAAAACGTAACTTTATAAATCAGTATCATTGTATTTGTCACTTCACTTCTATGGTTTATCTGGGCGGCCAGTAATACGGTTGTTCTTACCGGCATACACGCAGATTGGAAAAGCACGAAATTTGATGTATCGGAAACAACAGAAGTAACTATTACGCCTGTTCCTTCAGATGCAACAATTCGTAAATTAACTTTATCTGACAATGATATTGCTGAACTGGATTATGAAGACGGAAAAGCTACTATATCTTTCAAAAAAGCCGGAACCGCAAAACTTACATTTACAGCTAATGATTCTATTGACAGTAACACCACTACTATTACGGTCACGGACAAAAAAGCTGAAGAGGAAGCACAGAAAGCAAAAGAAGAAAAAGAACGTTTAGCCGCTGAAAAAGCGAAAAAGGAAGAAGAGGAAAAAGCCAAAAAAGAGGAAGAAGAAAAGGCTGCCAAAGAAAAAGCTGATCAAGAGGCTAAAGCAAAAGCTGATGCTGAAGCTCAAGCCGCTGCGGAAGCTCAAAAACAAGCTGAAGCAGACGCTGCTGCCAAACAAGCTGAACAAGAACGGATTGCCGCTGAACAACAAGCTGCTGCAGCCCAGCAACCTCAAACATCTTCTTATGTTGTTAATACAAACACTGGAAAATTCCATTTCCCTTCTTGCAGAGATGTAAATAAAATTAAACCTGAAAATTATTGGGCGTATGATGGAACAAGAGATGATCTGATAAATCAAGGATATTCTCCTTGCGGACATTGTAACCCATAAAAAGTAAAAACCGCCCCTACTCCAATAGGGACGGTCGAGCGATGGAAACATACTCCAATATGTTTCTATTAAGTTCTCCGAAGAGATACTAACTCCAAATAATATTGTATCATCTTCGGACAGCCCTCGCAAGCAGAACAACCGTTCTTCGCTGGCTGTATTTTTTATACCCATTTTTAAGGAGATGATCTCATGGCACGCAGAAAGAAGTACCCAAAACTACCCAATGGATACGGATCCATAAAGCGTTTATCCGGTAAAAACAGAACAAACCCTTATGGAGTTTATCCTCCAACTACAGAATTTACCGAAGACGGGATTCCCGTTCCCGTGAAAGCACTCTGTTACGTGGATGACTGGTACAAAGGATTTACTGTACTTACCTGGTACAGAAATGGAGAATATTATCCGGGAAGAGAGAAAGAATTGACTGAATCTGGCAGCTCCGATCTCAACGGACTGATTGCAAAAATATTAGGGAAATACACGCAGTCACAGCGCGAGATTGCGGATCAGAAAACATTTGAAGATGTATTTAAGGAATTTTATTTGTGGAAATTCAAGAAAGAATATACGACAAAGCGAGAAAAACGTACATCATCCGAACGTAGTTACTGTGCACCTTTTAAAAATTGCAGTAAATTGCATAAAAAACCTTTTCGGGCTTTAACAACGGATGATCTACAAAAGACTATGGATGAGTGTGCAGAAAAAGGATTAAAACATTCTTCGTTAGAGCTGGTAAAGAATCTATATGTTCAAATGTATAAGTACGCAGACGCAAACGATTTATGCGATAAAAAATATTCTGATTATGTCAAAATTGGAATCCCAGATGATGATGAACATGGAGTCCCGTTCTCTGATGAAGATTTAAAAATATTGTGGACCCACAAGGAGAATGACATTGTAAAGGTGCTTTTGATAAATTGCTATTCCGGTTTTAGAATTTCGGAGTTTATAAATTTGGAGATAAATCTTGAAGAAAGATATTTCCACGGCGGATTAAAAACGGATGCCGGAAAAAACAGATATGTTCCTATTCATTCAGCTATCTTTCCACTGGTAGAATATATGGTTAAAAAATATGACCGCATTTTATTCCATTCGGTAGATGTTTTTCGTGAAAAGATGTATGAAACATTAGATGTGCTAGGGATTGAGAAACATACCCCGCATGATTGCAGGCATACTTTCAATAAACTATGCGACCAATATGAAGTGAATGATCGAGATAAAAAACTTATGATTGGTCATGCTTTTTCTGACATAACAAACAAAGTTTATTTACATCGAAGTATCAAAAATTTAAGCGAAGAAATAGAGAAAATACAGATACCTTAATTTGTCACTAACTTGTCACTAACGGTTCGTTTTAATTTACTTTTTATTGCAAAAATATGCTTCACTTCAAACGCCCGTAAACGCCTATTTTTCAAGGGTTTGCGGGCATTTTAGTGTAAATATCAACGTTTCTGAAAAAGTACAAACTTTTAAGTTTAGGTTAAATTTTCTTTCTTCTATCATTTTTTCTTTTCCATGATCATAGTTATGTAAAATCGCATTAAAAAAGATTGTGCCTCTCCGGCACGCAGTGCCTTTTGTTTCATAGGAAGTTTCTTCGGAATTTCCTATGAAACAAAAAGAGAGTTACCCTCTTACAAATCTTCAAATTTGCAAAAGAATAACTCTCCTGTTCTATCTATAAATCTATCCAATCCCAAGCACACCATATCCAACTATTCCAAACACCGCCGCAAGAATGATCACCTTCGGTACTGACCAGTTCTTCTTCAATATCAGATAGAACATCACCACTCCGATCCCGCACCCAAACCAGTCAATCCTCGCATCCGGAAAATAATTTTCCTGCATCAGATCCAGAATCACCGCAAGGATCATTGCGATGCAGATCGGCTTGATCACATTTAACATACAGCTCATAATATCATTGCCGCGGAACTTTGCGAAGCACACCGCTACGCCAAGCGTCAGCGTATAAGCTGGCATCAGCACGCCAATAACCGCTGCAATCCCACCCAGAACATCTGCCGTCTGCATCCCGGCAAAAGTCGCACAGTTAATCCCAAGCGGTCCCGGTGTCATTTCTGCGATAGCGATCAAGTTAGTCAGATCCTCCGCCGTCATCCAATGATTGACCTTCATCTCCTGCATAATAACCGGGATCATCGACATTCCGCCAAAGCTAGTAAATCCGATTTTCATAAACGCTGTAAAAAGTCTGAGATAGATCAT